GGAGTTTTATGCTCTTTGGAGGAAGGTAACAGCCAGTTATGGTCTCGTTGTCATGAAGAGAAGACAGGGATAAGCGATGGGTGGGCTGATTTGAACAGTCAGCCCTTCCTCGTTTCCAAGGGGCTTATGCCTCGTCCTTGCCTGTCTTTCTTACGACCGCGACGTTTAGAACCCGATTGTCTTCTTAGGGAAGTTTGGATGGGTATCCGGTGTCTCTCTGCACCCACTAGAGCGTGGGTGTTTAATGTTGCCATGAGGCAAGAGATCGCCATCCGTGATATCTGTGTTTCAGATGTTCCCCAGAGGGTTTTAGACGGCCTTCTGCGCAAATCTTGGTTCCGCCGAGCACTTGAGGTGGGTCCAGCCCCTCTCATTAGCGATGGTGTGAAGAGGACGGTTCCTGTTGTCTTGTCTAATCCTCCTGTTAGTCGCGCGTACCGTTTCGTCACGGAGGCTTCTAACAGGATTCAACAGGAATGCGTAGCATTCTGGCAGGGGAGGAAAGTAGTTCCTTTCTCCGAGAAGATTAATAAGCCAGCTTATTACCAGATGCTACGCGACGTACCTAATCTGCCGACCTTGTGGCACAAGGCGCGCTCCGAACCTGTCTGGAAGTTTTTGTGGCCTCGAGAGTTGCTCTGTTTCTTCGAGCGATCTTTCCCACATCTTTTACTTTCAGATGAGGAATGTCTTGCGGAGTGGATCGATGATCATCCATTTTTAAAGGTGGATGTTTCTTTAATAAATCATCGACCCAGGCCTTGTGCCGCTCCCCTCCTACGGGCCTTTATGCCTCGGCTGTGGGACCTAGTCCCTCTCTTGTCTGTTGATGGAGAGGTTTTGCTAGTGTCGCAGTAAGCGGGCCTCAGTTTAGCTGGGAGGGTTAAGGGCATATCAACCTGACGAGGTGTGATATGGTTTGCGTGGTTGGCGACCCTTCGTCGTTTGCCTTGGAGAGGGAGACTGGCCCGATTTGATAGGTTGGCTCTCGTTAAGACTGTTCCCCTGCTTAGGGGCTTTGCAATCCGATCTCCCCTTCGGGGGGCTCCACCTATGGGGAGGGGCTTAATTGGTTGCAGGGGCAGTCCTCTGACGCGTGAGTCAGGTAAGTGTCACACGTTCGCGTCCCTGATAGCCTATCATTTTGTCAAGCATGTCTCCGGAATGCCGGAAGAGAGTACCGGCTCTCCATCGTACGCGGAATGGGAAAATAGAGTTGAGACAGAGGGAAACCTTTGGATCTTATTCTTTGGGCAGATACGACTACGAAAGAGGTCGTGGAGCTACCCCACGCGCAAACCTAAGTTGCTACGTGAGATCAGGTTGGTGTGTCAAACACCCGCCAATGTGAAACCAGC